AATGAAATTGTTGAAAGTAAAATCGGTAAATAAGCTTCGTGAAGACAAGGTTTACGACATTCACCACAAGCTAGATCAGAAGAACTTTATTGAAAATCACCCAAACCTAATTGCTAACGGTAAGGTTATTTCAAACTGCTCGCGCCACGCTGGCGGTGTAGTGATTGCAGAGAACTTAAACGAGAACATGCCCCTGATCAATTCTGGAGGCGTCAGACAGGCTCCCTGGGCTGAAGGACAGAACGTTCGACACCTTGAGCCGATGGGGTTCATTAAATTCGACTTGCTTGGCTTGTCGACACTTAAGATGATGGAGGGGTGCATTGAGCACGTTCTCCGTCGCCATCACGGAATCGAAAACCCGACATTTGCTCAGGTGCGAAAGTACTATGATGATAAGTTACACCCCGACAGGCTCGACTTATCTGATCCAAAAATCTATGAGAACGTATTTCACGCCGGCAAGTGGGCAGGTATGTTTCAGTTCACTGAAGACGGGGCACAAAAGTTCTGCGTAAAAGCCAAGCCAAACGGTATTATTGATACAGCAGCTTTGACTTCTATCTTCCGCCCAGGACCGCTAGCAGCTGGAGTTGACGCTGATTATGTAGAAGCAAAGCAGCACCCACACCGTATCAAGTACTTATCCGATGTACATCGAGAGGTTACAGAAGAAACTTTTGGTTTCCTTATTTTCCAAGAGCAAATTGCGCTGCTAGCTCACAAGCTGGGCGGTCTAACTTTGGATGAAGGAAACTTGCTGCGCAAGGTGCTAACAAAGAAAGGAACAGGCAAGGGATCAGTCAAAGATAATCTCCACAAGAAGTTTATCAAGGGTTGTGTAGATAACAAGATCAGTCGCGATGACGCACAGGGTTTGTGGGATAAGTTCGAGTTCTTTAGTGGGTATGGCTTTAACAAGTCTCACGCAGTTGGGTACTCTATTATTTCGTACCAATGCGCTTGGCTCTGGAACTATTATCCTGCCGAATGGATGGCTGCATTCTTGGACAAAGAGCCAGAGAGTCGGAAGGAGAAGGCGATCAACGTCGCCAAGAAGTATGGTTTCGATATTGCGCCGCTGGATGTAAATAAGTCAGGTACGGTATGGGAGATCAGTGAAGACGGCAAAACAATGATCCAGCCCCTAACTTCGATCAAGGGCTTGGGCGAGGCTGCAATCATTCAGATTCTTGCAAACCGACCTTTGCGAAGCGCGGAAGATCTTTTGTTTAATGAGAACATTGTCTACTCTAAATTGAACAAGAAGTGTTTGGATGCATTGTGTCGCGGTGGCGCTTTGGATAAGATTGTGGATGATCGCTTCTCTGGTCGCAAACACTTTTGGTCTGCGTGCATTGTCGACAGACCGAAGAACCTTAAGCGACTCGGTGAAAACATCGATACATATAAGCCTGAAGGAGACTTTAGCGAAGAAGAGATTATTCAGTTTAAGACCGAACTAACTGGTGTGTTTCCTATCAACTTGGTCATCAATGCAGAAACGATCCAGAAGTTGCAAGACAAGTACATTCCACCGATCTCTGAGTATGATTCGGATTTGGGCGTGTGCTGGTTTATCCCGCGCAAGGTGGTCCCAAGAAAGACCAAGAAGGGTAAGGATTACTGGATCGTAGAGGTGATTGATTCTAACAATGAGCTATCCAAGATCAGGTGTTGGGCAATCAAGCCAGAGAAGGATGTAATCCACCTTAACCGACCCTATATGGCTAAGTTAAACTATGATGAAAACTGGGGCTTCTCAACTTATGCCGTCGGAAAGACGTTTAGATTATTGGCTTGAGGGTATTGCAGTATAGGAACTATATAATTTATGTCAATTGCACAAAAGCTCAAATGGAAGAGAGCACTCTCAACTCTAAGATTCACTTATGAAGAACACGACTACATTAAAGAAGTGTGCTCTGCGATTGCCGCAGACTTTCAAGAATACTATGAGCAATATTGTGCTGCCAACCAGATCGATCTTGAAAAACTAAACAGAGAACATTCAGAAAGGCTCAGCGGGTTATACGAAAGAGAAGGTGAGCAACACAGCGAGAAAGCCGATAACGCTCAGATAGATGATCCTGGTGATGCTGCTATGGTGTTGCATGATGAGTCTTCCGATCTTGGTGGCGAGGGTGAACAGAGAGGCGAAGAAGAGAACGAGTATAAAATGACAGCCGATGAAACAGCCGTACACAACTCTTTTTCTAAGCTCTTTAAACAGATTGCTCTAAAGATCCATCCTGATAAGATTAGTCCGGACTTGTCAGACGAGCAACGACAAACTACGGTACGTATGTTCACGGAAGCCAATAAGGCATTTGAAGAAAAAAAATATTATATTCTTCTTGATATTGCTGACAAGCTAGAGATCAGCGCCCCAAAGAATTATGGACAGCAGGCTCGATGGATGAAGAAGGAAGTAAGGAAAATACAAGAAGAAGTTAAGAAAGCAAAAAACACATACAACTACAGCTTTTCAGAAGCAGAGACAGACGAACAAAGAGATATAGTTATGAAAAGGTTCGTTAAGCAATTATTTGGAGTTTAACCAAATTAAGAAGAGAAAGTAGTTGACTTCAGACCCACTTTAGTGATATATTATCATAGTAACAACAAAGGAGAGCCCAATGGCTAACACGAACGAAGAACGCAAGCGGTATGTCAAGGAATACATCCGGTCACTAGTCGCGATTGAAGAGGCGATGGAGCCATACAAGGAGCAGAAGCGCGATTTACGTGTTGAGTTCAAGGAGAACGGGTGGCTGAATACTGATGAGATTCGTGCCGCTGTCAAAGCTTATCGCCTGTTTCGGGGAAAGGTAAACATCGACGAGGTAGTTGAGAACTTTAATATGATTTCTGGTAATGATTCGGAGGAAGTGTGATAATCGAGTATACTATGATGCGAAACGAGCAGGTCTCAGAGCCTACGCGAGCAAATCCTTCCGATGCCGGTCTGGACGTGTACGCCAACTTTGATGATCCCAGTTTACACGTGCGCCTTCCGCCCTCTCAGTCGGTCATCGTGCCCACTGGGTTGAAGTTTGGTGTTCCTCACGGCTATATGCTTCAAGTAATGAATCGTTCCAGTGTTGCGGCTAAGCGAAGCTTAATTGTGGGCGCTCATGTTATTGACTCAGGGTACGATGGGGAAGTATTTATCAACCTTCACAACGTAGGAGCAGAAAGCCAGGATATCCATCACGGCGACAAGATCGCACAACTTGTAATGGTTCCAGTTATGTCTTTCCGGGCTAGAAAGGCAGACGATCCGGAGCTATATAAAGATGGCATTACGATCTCAGAACGAGGCGACGGCGCACTAGGGAGCACAAATGGATAAGAGCACACAAAAGACAATGTTTAGCTCAGCAACGGGCAACTGGGCAACTCCAAAGGACTTTTTTCAAAAGCTCGACTGGCGATTTGGTCCCTTTGACTTGGATCCTTGCGCTAGCGCCCAAAACACGAAGTGCTCCAACTTCTTTACAGAAGCCGAAGACGGACTAAGTAAGGACTGGGCTGGATTTACCAGCTTTGTAAACCCTCCATATGGAAGAGGCATCGACAAGTGGATCGAGAAGGCTTACCTCTCGGCGAAGAAGAACGGGACTAAAGTAGTTATGCTCATTCCGGCTCGTACAGATACGAAATATTGGCATGATTATGTTATGAAGGCATCCGAGATTCATTTTGTCAAGGGTCGCCTTAAGTTTGGGGACAGTAAGAACTGCGCGCCTTTTCCGTCTGCTGTAGTGGTATTCGATGGCGGAGAGGAATTGTGGAGAGTTGAAGGAATCAATCGATAAAGGAGTATGAGATGACTGAAGATGTATTGAACGCCGCGATTCTTAGAATGAGAGCAAAGGCTCTAGAGAACTTCGCGCTTATTAAGGATTTGTACCACCGCCCAGCTACAAGGGAAACTGTTGACCAGATTTGTTCCCTCTCTCTTGCACTGGCTCAGTATGAGGGCGCTATGATAACTCTGCAGCAGTATGCAGCAAACTTATCCTCTTTGACAGAGAATGAGAAGAAGCATACGATTGTAGAAATGCAAAAAGAAGTCGAGGAGCTTGAAGCAGAAGAGCCAGAGGAGCAAGACGAATCAGAGGAACCGGACAAGAAGATCCTTTCCGGAGAGGAGTTAGCGAAACGTTCTCCAACTAATCGACGCACTAGCGCGCGCAGCAAGCGCCCTAGGTCGAAGAAGAAAGAACAAGAATGAACCGCAAACAGAAAAGAGCAAATAAGAAGAATAACCCTGAAGCTTCAGCTGAACTTTCAGCAAAAGTTTCCCAGTTTCAAAGTTTGCCGGATCACTGCTTAGCCTGTCAAAAGCCTTTTGATAAAAAAAGTAAAAAGATGGCTATGACGTGGAATGTTGTGGTTCGCGACGAAGACACTGTTAGGCTATATTGTCCAGATTGTTGGAAAACAGCCAATAGTATAATCGAAGACTGGAAAAAGGAAAAGGAGAAAAGCCATGGGAGTGAGTAGAATACCCGAAGATTCTTTACGAAAGATTATGAAAGGCAATGTAAGCATTAACGGCATAACTACTTGCGTAGTCAAGTTTTATTCAAACAGTTGCCACTTGTGTCACGCTCTGAGTTCTTATTATCGAGATATATCAGACTTAGAAGAATATGAAGACGTTTATTTCTATGCTTACAACATAGATGACGATCCGGATATTGCCAAGAAGCTGAGGCTAAATGGTGTGCCGTCTATCGGTCTTTTTAACATTAGTCGGGGTCGAGAGTCTAAGCCAGTGATCTTGCGTGATCCTGAGAGACCAAATCAAGAGACTTGGTATTCCGTCAAGGATATTACCGGCTTCATAAATCAAAACAGAAAAAGCACAAACAAAGGAACAAACAATCATGATTAAGAAAGGATTGTCGTATGACGACACGCTGCTCGTACCCCAGTACTCTGATATCCGCTCAAGAAGCGAAATCGATTTATCAGTAAACATGGGGAACGGACTGTATCTGACACTGCCAATGCTTTCAGCACCCATGGATACAGTTACTGAGTCGGACATGGCGATCTCTATGTGTAACCATGGTGGAGCTGGAATTATCCACCGATATAACACGATGGAGCAGCAAGAGAAGCTGATATTCGACGCGGCAGGTACGGGAGTAGCCTCATTGGGTGCTGCGCTTGGAGTGTCTGGTGATTATCTTGAGCGCGCCCATATGGCTCGCTCCGTTGGGGCAAACTTCGTATGTATCGATGTTGCTCATGGTCATCACATCATGGTAAAAGAAGCCCTGCGACACTTAAGAATGTTGCTGGGAGACAATTTCCATATTATGGCTGGCAATATCGCTACACTGAAGGGGCTAAATGATTTATCTGATTGGGGAGCCAACTCAGTGAAAGTTGGAATCGGAGGAGGGGCGATCTGCTCCACGCGAATCCAGACCGGTCACGGTGTCCCTGGTCTCCAGTCTGTCATTGATTGTGCGAAAACAGATAGAGACGTGAAGATAATCGCCGACGGCGGTATTAAGAACTCGGGAGACATCGTTAAAGCCTTAGCGCTGGGCGCTGACGCCGTTATGTGCGGTTCTTTATTAGCGGGTACCGCAGAATCCCCTGGAGAAATTAAAATGGACTCTGACGGCAATAGCTGGAAGGTATATCGCGGAATGGCTTCGAAGGAAGCACAAATAGATTGGCGCGGTAAGTATTCTTCTCTTGAGGGTGTTTCCAGTCAAATACCCTATCGTGGAGATGTCGCAGAAGTCATTAATGATTTAGAGAGAGGGATTAGATCGGGACTCTCTTATGCTGGTGCAAGAAACCTCGCACAACTTCACAGTAAGGCACAGATGATGACACAGACTGTATCCGGCTTAGCCGAGAGTCGAACACACATCACCAACAGGAAGTGGTAGGATGCAAAATACAGTAGACTACGGAAACCTAAACAAGAGGATAGTTTTTACCGAAAATGACCACCGACAGGTGCAACTAAAGATGAAGCTAAAAACCCTTGGTGTAACTCAGTCTGATTTCTTTAGGCTTATGATTACTGGAGTGATTAGTGATGACAATAGGATTTATTCCTATCTAGATGAGGTTGGACCATTATCCAAGAAAAGAAAAAGCAGAAGTAAGAAATACAGGGATCAAGGGAAGGAGTTAGTTACGAACCTGGGCTTAGGCTCGGAAGAGGTTGAGAGTATTTTTGACCTTATTGCTGAGGAGCACCCAGGATTATGAAAAAAGAAGATGGATTATTAGAGTGCTCTAGAACATGCATGAAGTTGAAGACTAGTTGTCCGGTTGAAGATTGCAGACATTGGATAGAGTACGAGGAGGAGTATAACTGCACACTAGTATCAGTACACCAGAATGGACCGATGACGTTAAGGCAGGCTGGAGAGCGAATGAATTTATCATTTGCTAGAATTAAACAAATTGAGACAAAATCCCTACTTAAGATTAGAAAGTATGTGAGGTCCACAAATTTACTTTTTTAGGTGTTTAGTTTAATATATTACTATTTATTTTGAGTTTCTAAAAACAAAAGAAGGAGATTTTTTAACATGGCTCGTAAAACATTATTGACAGAAGGCGAGATCCGCCAATTTATAAAGCTCGCTAACTTAACAAATGTTAGCGATGGTAAAATCCAAGAAATGTACGGAGGCGGGACCGCTTATGGTCGCGACGAGGAAGATACGATGGAAGAGGGCCCCGAAGATGGTCCCGAAGAACTAGATATGGCGGTATCAGACCCAGACGCTGAGGACGAGCTTGATGGTGAGATGGGGGCAGAGATGGGTCCAGAAATGGCTGATGACGCCATGGATATGGACGCAGCAGATTCCATGGATGTTTCAGAGCGTGAAGCCTTGATGGCTGACGTTGTGGCAGCAGTTGCTCAGGCTCTTGGTATCGAAGACCGTGTTGATGTAGAGGCTTCTGACGAAGACGATATGGGCGATATGGACGACATGGGAGTGGATATGGGTATGGACGATATGGGCGATCTTGAAGAGCCAGACCTCGGGGCACCAGAAGGAGGTGATGATCTATCACTAGCCGACGAGGAGGAAGAGGACGAAGAGCTACCCCAAGATCTCGAAATGAAGAACGACGAGTTAGTTGCTGAGGTAGCCCGCCGCGTGGCTAGCCGCCTTAAGAACGAGCAAAGCCGTGAGGTTATGGTTGATACCCTAGCCGAAAGAATCATGAAGAGGTTAACCGCAACTAACACTTGACAAAGTGTTTTTGTAGAGTTATAATAACCACTATAGCCTAGGCTTTAGTGGTTATTTTTTTTGGAGTATCATGGATATTTTGCTGTACCCCCTGTTGTTTTTTGTTGGTTATTACACTTGCAAATTTTCTAACCTATATCGGACAGCTAATGATAGCGTCGTAATGATAAAAGTGTCCCAATTGTCTTCCCTGTTGCTATATACTAGAGCGATAGAGCAGTATTCATATGTGAGGACGTTCGTGGCTAATATGATTAAAAGCGATGGAGGATCAGACAGGGAGATTGAGAGCTTTCAAAAATATGTCGACAACGACATAGAATATTTTAAGAGTCAATCAATAAAGCAGATGAATCTGTGTATATCGCCAATGTTCAGTGATGATATAAAAGTAGCTGACTGGGACGCCGGAATGGCGTTATTGGAAAGTGAAAAGGAAACTGTACGACAAATTTTTATAAATAGGAGTAAAGACAAATGATTATTAGAACGATTAAAGACCTGATTAACGGCGAGAAGATTAAGCGCCCAGAAGCCCCAGTCGATTGCGAGGGCTCAGCAGCAGCACCAGCAGAGGAAGAAGAGAAAGGTAACAAGATCGTAGTTATTGATCCAACGTCACTCTTAGGAGCCAGTGGATCTCCAACTGAGGAGCCCGATTTAAGAATCATCGGATTGTTCGCCGATGTCAGCGAAGAAAAAGTTGGAGAACTGGTCCACGGATTATTGTACTTGGACGAGATGAACCGGCTAGCCAATTCAGAAAAAAAGAAAGCCATTAAGTTTTACGTCTCCACCTACGGCGGAAGCGCAGATGATATGTTTGCACTACACGATGTTATGAGAGTAGTGAGAGAGAACAGCGAGATCCACACAGTTGGTTTAGGCAAAGTTATGTCCGCCGGCGTTCTCTTGCTAGCATCGGGCACAAAGGGAAAGCGTATGATTGGTAGAAATTGCAGAGTTATGATTCACTCGGTTATGGGCGGAAATGTTGGGTCACTCCACAGCATGGTAAACGAAATGGAAGCTATCGAGCAACTGCAGGATATGTACTGTGAGTGTCTTGTGTCCGAATCAAAGCTCACCAAGAGGCGCCTCAAGAAGATATTAGAGCGCAAGGTCAATGTTTACTTGACTGCCGAAGAAGCAGTTGAGATGGGTATCGCTGATATCATTATCTAGAGGAAATTAAATGGCTAGTTACATTAAAGATATGTTTCTCGAAGTGAGAGAAACAGAGGAGACTGATCAAATATTAGATCTAGTTTACGAGACAGTCGTAAAGGCATCGAAAGCCCCAGTCATGACTGAGGTAGCACCCGAGAGAGCAAGAGAGTTTGTGTTGTCGTTGCCTAAGTTTGTTCCCACTGAGTCATGGGGAGACCCTAATAGCATGGATCGACAGCAGATTACGAAGCTGTTTGATGTGATGGGAGGAGGTAGAACCGTCGCGGGTAAGCTGCAATTCTTGCAGCGCATTGTGGACCCCAACAGCAAGATCTCATCGCCACGCCGCATCATAGCGTCTCTTATTATTCTGGAATCACTTAAGGCGGTCATCGAAAGTTTTAATGCAGCTAGTGCGGGGTTTGTATTTGAAGGATTCCTGTCAGCGCTCCTGCAAGGAACTCAGGAATCGAAAGTGTCTGCAAAGGGAAACCTGCCG